CAGCCATCTTCGCCCCAGCGGGGGTTTCCCTTTTCAGGGGGGAAGGCGTGGCAGCAGGAAAGCTTTCACCGGTCATCTCGTCAAATATCCTTGACTGTTGTTCATAGTCCCACTCTCGCCCATTACTCATAGTCGTACCCTTGTCTGCTGTTCAGAGTCCATCAGTACGGCACCTCTTCATCCCAATGGTCTTTCGGTTGTTGCCATCCCGAGTCTAGTTCCCAAACACCTTTCCAAGGCCACGGTGTGGAACGCTCAATCACATCAGGCCAATCATTCTCCAGACGGTCGCCACGCCAACGCCCAACCTGCATGATCTCATTGCCATCTTCTTTCGATTCCAGCTTCAACCCGATCTCAGGCCACCGCAACCACAGGCTCGAACCATACGGCATCAAGTCACGAGTACCGCCTGACCCTTTCGGTGCGTGATGCTCAAGGATCAGCCCGAACCCGTAACGGACACGCAGATCGTCAAACACAGACATCACCTCAGAAGAAGCCTGCTCATCGGATTCTCGTGCTTCCACCCGGTACGCCTTGTAGATCGGCCCCAAGCAAACGAGTGTGGGGCGCACATGGGCGATCACAGCTTCCAGTTCAGACCTGTCACGCCTTGACCGCAGATTCACACCACCGGGCCGGTGCCATAGCCATGCTCTATCAGGATCGTATTCTTCAGCAACCGAACCAACTTGTGTTCTGATCGGATTACAAACGTCGATAATCGAATCATCAGGATTCTCAAGATCAACAATCAGCGTCCTACAAGGCGGTATCGGCGTGAACCGCAAAGGATGAATCCCCTGCGCAGCAGCAATACCCAACTGCCGCAGCAGAACCGTCTTACCGATCCCCTCCTGAGCAACAACCATCACCCGCCACCCGACACGCATCAAACCCGGAATCACCCAAGCAGGACGCTCCGAAACAGGCCGATCCAAGAACCCGTCAATCGTCCACACATCCCCCGGCACCTCAACCACATCCGACTTATGAATATCCAGCACCGCAGCATTCAACATGTCACCAAGCTCAGATGGATCACCGTCCTGCCCGTAAGACCGTTCCCCTATTTCCTTGCAAGCGCTAATCAGCTTCCTGTACGCAGCGCACTTCACAACCCTTGTCGCATACGCAGACACGTTTGACACGAACCCAGCGTTCGCCACCAATGACATAATCCCCGCAGCACCCCCATAAGCGCCTTCCCCCTCAGACAGCGTGAGCGCCCCCGTAAGCGTCGTAGCGTCCACAGGCTCCCCACGCCCATACATCCCCGCAATCGTCGCATACAGCACCCTCAGACGAGGCGTGTAGAGGTCTTCAGCGGAACACAGCGGCAATACCTCACCGATAGCCTCGTTATTCAAGATCATCGCACCAACAAGCGCTTCCTCAGCCTGCTCGTCATACGGCGGCGATTGTTCCTTCATGCTTCCAACTCCTTCAACCCGGACAACTTGCCCTGAACCAGCGCTTCATACGAACCCTTGAACCGTGATTGCCAACCAAACATCCCCGCAGACAAACCAGCACACGACTCAATGACCAGATCATGCACGACAGGACGGACGGGAACATGCCCCGAACCATTCACAAACCGCATCTGCTCCCGATAAGCCAACCAGCGCTCGGCACCAGCCAACGCCGCAGCTTCATCCGGCGCTCCAGTAGCAGCACGACACACAGCAGCCACAGACGGACGGAACTCCTCAGTCCTCAACATTGCCTGAACACCCATATTGGTTGGCCCAAACGGAAGACCCCTCAAACACTCCACATAGATCAACGCCATCTCAGGAGGGAACTTCTGCGACCACCCAAACTCCAACAACCGGACAACCTGCCCTGCCTCACCAAGGTTCATCCCTGCTCCTGAGCGTACAAAGCCATCACCTGATCCGTAGCCGACATCTTCCCGCGTTCCCCTCCAGCCTCAAAGATGTCCCTAAACCGCTCAACCCGCTCACCATCCCTGATCGCAACAAGCAGATCATCAAACTTCTTCCCATCAGGGTTATCCCCTGTATGCCACGCAGACAACGCAATCCCCCGTGCAGCAGCCACCAAGTCCTCCTCGGTGTAACCCTCGCGCAAACGGGCAGCAACAGCAGACCTCCGTTTCGCGTTCAACTTCACTTTCCCCGGTGCGCGCCCAGTCGCCAGCACCCACGCTTCCATCACCCGCTCCGCCGTCCCCGCGTTTTTCGTTATCTGCCCTGCGTCAACGAGTTGAAGTTCAGAACGAGGCGGTAAAGAAACGGATTCCGTTTCCGCGTTTTCTGTTTCGTTGACATAAGTCTTTATAGTCTTTTTATAGTCTTGACTCTTAGTACTGATAATAGGGCCTGAAAAACCGGAACCCGTTTCTCCGGCTCCGGTTATCCGGCGACGGGTTTCCAGTCCCCGGTCAATATGACTATCAGATAAGTCGTCGTCTGTTTCGACCAGTGGCCGCTCCCGAACCACAGCTTCATTCACCCAACGCCCATCCGGGCCACGATACTTTTCACGCGTGATATAGCCAGCTTCTTCAAGCTCCGCTAACGCAGCACGAACAGCATCACGACCCTCCTTGCATCGTTTACTGATCTCTATTGAGTTGATCCGCCAACCATCAGGCTTGTCCAAAAGCCACACGAGCAGCCCAGTGGCACGCAACGACAAGGCTTCATCGTTGATAGTCCGTGAGTCAATGACTGTGAACTGTTTGCGGTGTTCAACTCTGATCGTCACTTCAGTCCTTCCCTGCCGGACCCGAAGTGTGCAACCTTGACCAAGTGCTGTATGCTTGGACTCAGGAACTGACACGCCAAATGGGTATGGCGGAGGTGTCTTAGAAGAGTCGGGCGAGTACTAATCGTCCGGCTTCTTCGCGTATTGGGCTACCGACCCCATGAGTGTTTTGGACCCGGTAGCGGCAAGTGTACCAGATGGGTGTTCAGATTTCTTTCTCCACATAAACCACTCTGCCGTCAATGATGACGATGCCTTCTGGCAATATCGCATGATCCAGTATCGCCCCACGCAGATCAGCTCCGAATAGGCTTGCTCCGAATAGGTGTGCGTTCGTGAGGTTCGCTCTGCGTAGGTCGGCTCTGCGTAGGTCGGCGTTATGCAGGTTTGCGCAGATGAGGTCGGCTCCGATGAGGTTCGATCCGAATAGGTCGGCGTTTGTCAGGTTCGCTCCGAACAGAACGGCTCCCATTAGGTTTGTGTCGGATAGGTCTGCCCCGTAGAGGTTCACTCCGGTTAGGTCGGCTCGTTCCATGTTGCGGACTTCGTGTCCGATGATTGTGGTCATCCTTCGACCCATATTCTCCAGCAGAGCATTCCTACGCTTGCGATGTTTCCTACGATTGCGATTGCTATGTGAATCTCGGTCTGTGTCATACCCCTAGTATAGTCATATGAACTACAGAATCAAGTCAATATCAAACAAATATCAAGATTTCTTTCAGCACCAAACACCACACAACGGCTACCCTAAACATGTGGAACCACTCGTAGTAATCCCATCGGAACTACTTGCACTCGCAACAGACCACGAACGCGAGCAATACCGCCTATACCTAATCGACGCAGCAGTCACCACCGACGACTGGGAAACATGGCTACTCGGAATGGCCCCCGGCTACGCATCAGCCCCATTCGGTGACCACCACAAACAATTCTGGAACTGGGCATGGGAAGTAGAAACAGGTGAACGACCCCGACCGTTCGTCGCTATCTGGCCCCGAGGCGGCGCAAAGAGTACCAGCGCCGAGATGTGCGTCGTCGCTCTCGGCGCACGACAGAAACGCCACTACTGCCTATACGTCAGCGAAACACAAGATCAGGCAGACGACCACGTTGCCAACATCGCATCACTACTCGAAGACACCGAAATCGGATTCGCATACCCCGAACTAGGCGAACGAATGATGGGTAAGTTCGGATCAGCAAAAGGTTGGCGGCGCAACCGAATCCGAACCGGAACCGGGTTCACCGTTGACGCTGTAGGACTTGACTCAGCATCACGAGGCATCAAACTCGAAAACCTGCGACCCGACCTAATGGTCTTCGATGACATCGACAGCGAATCCGACGGGCCATCAGCCACAGACAAAAAGATCCGAACCATCACCCGCAAACTTCTCCCAGCGGGATCAAACGCTTGCGCTGTTATCGCCATCCAGAACAAGGTCCACGACAACTCCATCTTCGCACGACTCGCAGACGGACGAGCAGACTTTCTCCGTGACCGAATTGTGTCCGGGCCAATCCCATCAGTATGGAACCTTGAATGGGTAGAACAAGAAGGCTTGTTCAACATCGTCACAGGGCAAGCGGCATGGGAAGGCCAGCCACTCGAATCGTCACAAGCGCTCCTCAACGACATCGGACTAACAGCGTTCCTCGCAGAGTGCCAACACGCGACAGTCACGATGACCGGCGGGATGTTCGACCACATCAACTGGCCGAACCTTCATGTCACCGAAGCAGAACTACCAGTTATGAAACGCGTAGTCGTCTGGTTGGACCCTGCTGTCACCTCAAACGACCAATCAGACTGCCAAGGCATCCAATGCGATGGGCTGGGTTCCGACGGTTTGATCTACCGTCTTTGGTCATGGGAGGGGCGCACCACACCACTTGACGCTGTGATGCGTGGAATCAGAATCGCTCTTCAATGGAACGCCGACACGCTCGGAGTTGAATCCGACCAAGGCGGCGATACATGGCAAACGGTTTACCATCAGGCTTGCGAGAACTTGCGTGACGCAGGGGAACTTGAAGGATCAGCACCACGGTTCGCTTCAGCGAAAGCAGGCGCAGGGCATGGATCGAAGATGGCTCGTGCGCAACGGATGCTTGTCGATTACGAACGGAACCAGATCAGGCATCTCCTTGGCACACACCAAGTGTTAGAACTTGGACTCATGCGTTTCCCTAAGATCAAACCATACGATCTTGTTGACGCAGCGTACTGGGCGTGGGCGGACATCTCGAAGAAGACGAACAGGTCGAAGTCTCGTATCGGGTCTGCGGCTAACTCAACTATCGGTGCGTTCAACTTCAACTAAAAATGCAAGAAGCCCCTCCGTTGTGGAGGGGCTGAAGCCATCTTGCTGACTAACCGAGAAGGCAATACGTCCTTCTGTCGGCATCGGTTGATACCGCCAAATTTTTGCACCATTGGGGGTGCCTGCAACCGCCCTTGCAGGTGGGTTCCTATCTTCTGTCACCCGAGGTCTACAACCCTTGGAACACCGGAAGATTCGTTCAGCGGCGGGACTTTGTTTCAGGCGATATTCCCTGTGCTGCTTTTTGCCTGTACTGCTTGTTGATCGCAGAACCGTTGAGTTAGCAGGAAGAGCGGCGGGAGAGATGCACCAACAACGCGCCCATCTTCGCTTCACATCAGAAGCTCGTTACCTAGCCGGGAGGGGAGAGATGCACCAACAACGCTCCACCGGGTAGGGAATGGCTAACTGGCGGGAAGTATATCTTCCCGCTAACTCAACGGTCCTACGAATCAAGTTCTTAGAAGATGCTCTTGGACCGGCTACTTGCTTTCGTTCTTACTACTCCACGGATTGTGCGCACGCACCGCTTCACCTCAGAACTAGTTGCTTTCACCGTTCTCCGCATTCACTCGCGCTATGTCAACATCCATCCACCACCTTCATAAGCACATCTCTGTGTGCCGTAGGGCGCTTCACTTGGCGATCAGCCCGGTACTTCTGCGGTTCCAAGTTCATCATCTAAGAACTTGATTCCTGTACTTGAGAGTCTTTGGTGTGCGGACCCTAGCCGCCATGCTCCCCGGTCGTTCCGGTTCTTTAGGTTGTATTGCCTTACCCCCATAAAGATAGTCGATGCGACTACACATGTCAAGTCAATAATCAAGATTGTTTGATATTTCTTTTCGGCACCAACCCCAGCCTTCACGACTGGCACTGAATGACTGGTCAAGCTCCATTGGATGCCACACGCCCATTTCACCGTCAAGCTCAACGGTCCGGTAGGTCAACTTCCGGTGTGGACTCACCCTTCTGCTCTCCGCCAGTCGGCGGTGTTGCTCAAACTGCACCTGCTTTCTCTAGTTGGAATGATCTAAACGAATGTGTGGGGAATCCGGTTTTCCGGGCTACAGTCCAGCGGCGGTCTCTCCCTTGCGCACGACACGCGGGCTAGGTGCTTGTCTGCGGAATACCGGCCTAACCGGACTCCCCTTGAATCTTGAGTTGACGCTTGGATCGTTTGGGAGTGACCCGACGAACTCCGCATATCTCATCAAGATTCAGTACTTGACCGTTTCGCAATGAACAGCATTTCTGCTGTCGCCTAATGGCCGTCCGGTCAAGATCGCTTGGCATTGAATGCCTTATAGGTTACTCACGCTCCGGGTAATTAGTCCGTTTGATTAGCGTAGGGCGGTATGGATCGGTGTCAGCTAAAGACTTCAGTGTTTATCACCCTTCCAGTTTCGATCCGCAGCGTTCGAGGAGAACTCGTAAACCCCGGAACCATCTTGGTTTCCGCACTGTCGTAGCTGCTGTTCAGGTACCTAACTCAGGTTCCTACTGCCAGTCGCCGCTGCCGACAGTTTCCGACTTGCGGACATCTGCTGAACTTTGACTGGTGCTGCTAATTGCGTGAGCGACCTATAAGACGCTCATTGCTTTCTTGAGAGCTAAGAGTCTGTTGAAGGTTTGTCACGTTGTTACCGGTTTGGAATGTCCCGTTCTTTGCGTGGGGGCCTTGCTGATCTCTTAGCCGCTCAAGCTTGTCTCTGTTTTCAAGTTGCTGTTGTGAGGCTGTTGCTCCCCCACACACAAGACAGTAGTCGATACGACTACAGTCCGCAAGTCGAAACAGAAGATTGTTTGATATTTCTTTTGGTTGGTCAGTGAAACCGATGTTCTGAATAAGAGCTGCAAGTTTCTATCCCTGTGACGCAACATCGGGCTGCCTTGCTCCCCGACCGAATACGCTTCGGTGATTACGCTCTTGACGACGCTTTCACTTGACTCTGTGTGCCTGTCTGTCTCCAGACGATTCCACTGACCAACCACTCAAGTTGCTGCGGAGGTGCCGTACTAGGGATGTGTTGGGAGAGCAAGGCTTACGTCTTTCGACTACTTGGTCACCTCAATCGTCTTGGGTCCGATACCGCAAGTTTCAACTTGAGTCATTCTAGTTACTGTTGAGGAAGCCGTACTGAGGATGTCTTAGGAGAGGAAGGCTTACACCCGAGGGCTACTTCTTGCACTTCAATCGTCTTCTGGTATCAAACAGAATCTAACTAGCACTCGCTGTTTCTGTTGCTGAGTGTGCAACCGTCACATTTCCTTGAGGTGGTGTGTCACCCGGAATCCGCTACACGCTTTGTGCGTCTTGCTGCGATTCGCCCCCGGTTGTGTCTCCGGTTCGTACTGCTCACTTCCTTATGTAGATAAAGATACTACAGGTGTCTGACATTATGCGAATCCAAATGGTGTGACTCTTGTCACACGCCAAATCGGAGCCGCCAGCACACCCAGCCGACACGCGACAAAGGGACCGGAGCTACCCGGTCCCCTCATCACCAACAACAACTCACAAGCCGTTACGAGCAGACTCAGCGAACACCGCCTGAGTCACCTTCTGGTCATCAAGGTCAATCGCACCCGACAGGAAGTCAGTCATCGTGCGACCAAGACGAGAAGTTGAACCAGCAGTACCGTTCGCACGGAACGGACGCTCGTGCTGACGGTAGGTGTTGAACGCCTGCACAACTCCCCATCCGGTTCCACGGAAGTCACCGACACGCTCATCGTTGCGATAGATGTTGGACACCGACTCCACACGGTTCTCCCAACGAGTACGAGCAGCCTCGGTTGCGGACTCAGGTGGCATCGGAGCCAAGCGGTTCACGATCCGGTAGAACTCGGTGTCGGTCACCGAAAGGTTGATTAGCGTGTTGACTTCCTCGTTGAACGACTCAGCCTGCTTCCACATCAGACCGAGAGTGTTGCGAGCGGTCGTGAAGTTCATCGACGAGTTGAGCGTGTGACGCAACTTGAACACGTTGTCGCTTTTGCGTCGGAGAGCGCCGATCTGGTTTGAGCAGATGAAGCGGAACATTCCCATCCGGTATGAAGTCGCAAGCGAACCATCGTGCGAGGATGCGAGTGTGAGTGTTGGTGCAACGTCACCCTCACCGGCTTCCAAGCATGGTGCCTGAACCTGAACCCATCCGACCGCACCGTTCTTCAGCAGGCCCGCACCCGAAACCTGAAGGTCGGTGTCGGACGCATCCAAGAGTGTGAACAGGTTGTCCACGAGTACGTCGCTGAACTGGTGAAGTCCGTGTGACTTGGACACCGTGTTGAGAACCATGCCCGTGTCGGTTCGGCGGATGGCTTGCTTGTTCTCAAGCGCCACCATCGAATCGGAACCCGAGTCGTGTGTGTAGAGCGGGGTGTACTCCACAGTGAAGTTGAACAGGTCACGCACCCGCTCAAACGGAACAGGTCCGGCGTGCTTCTCGTTTGCGTGGACGCTTCCACCATTGCCGAGGATTGTGATGTCTGTGTTGTTTGCCATTGTGATTGCCTCCGTGTTAGTTGTTGCTGTTGGTTGTTGTACGACTCACTATATAGATCGGTGTGGACGCTAAATGACTTTCCACTAAACTTTTCTTTGGATTCGTTTACAAACCTAAACCCTCAACCACTACTTCACCCCCGCACCACCAACCCCGACGCTGGGCAAACCCTCAACCTCAACCACAGGTTTACAGTTAGACACTCGGAACCGGAACGCCGCCCAGTACGTCGAAGGTTTGCGTCCACACTGCTCTATAGACTGTTGAACATATGACTACTGAACAAGAAGTGAGCAGCAACTACACGCCTGCACAGCAATGGCTTGCAGCACTAGACCTTATGGTCAAGGCCACCGAGGAACTGGGCGTGAACCATGCCGAGTATCCGCGGGCGGCGGTTGAGTGTGGGCCGGAGATGGTTCGTGAGATTGACCGTGTGATTCGGATTGCTCAACGGTTGACTGATGGTTGTGATGTTGAGTTTCAGCGGAAGCGTTTGAGCGTCTAAAAAGAAATATCAAACAATCTTGGTTATTGACTTGATAATGTCCCACAGGTGCAGTAACTTGATCTACATGACATCGACCGAGATCATCCAGACAATCAACAACAACTACTGCAACCGTGCGACCATCGCAGCGGATGCCGCTGCGAACAACACCGACGAGGCATTCGCCATCCGAGCGATTGCAACGCGCCGGACAAACGCACAGGAGACAGTGTTCGCACTGTTCATCGCAATGAGCGGCGGAACTTGCACCCGAGCGATTCACTCGGATCGCATCGACCGGGAGATCGCAGCTTGCGCCGGATTCACGCAAGCGGAGATTGACTTCGCTCGTCGGGCCAACGCCGAGTGCGTCAACTAAAACCTCAAGCGGGTGTGGCACGACAAAGTGTCACACCCACCCATTACAATCACAACCAAGTTCACAACCAAGGAGCAAGCAAGATGACAACGATCAAAGTAAACACACCACGGTTCACAGTGACCACAGAGGTCAGCCGCCACTTCGATATTGAGTCAAACGACATTCACGTTTGGTTCTCCAACTGCGAGTACGGGGTCTTCGACACCAAAGCCGCAGCGGAGCGCAGCGCACCTGCACGAGCGAAGGTTGAGCGTGCAATCGACATCACGATCAACGGCAACACTTCACTTTTGATTCCAGTAACCGAGGTGATCTTCTAATGGAAACAGCAGCATATTCAGCAACAGCAACAGCAACAGCAACATTGCATTTCACAGCGAGGGTTAGCGGCTCATCGTTCGCCGGTTTCGATGTGCCAATAGGCTACTTCGCCAATGCCGACCAAGCTACGCAGTACGCAGATCAGCTCTTTCCGTGCGGTATGCCCTACTCAGGGTCTAACGGGACACTTGATTTTGTGTTTCTCACAGCGGCAGCGGGCTGATGGAACCCTCATACGGAATCTTCCCATCCGAACCAGCAGCAGTTCACTTCACTGCGAGGGTCAGCGGTTCAGACATGCCGCTCGGTTTCTTCTCCAACGCCGCTGAAGCACAACAGTTCGCAGAGCAGTTCATCGGACGAGGCAACGCCGACGGCTACAATGTTGGGACACTTGAGTTTGTGTTCCTCACAGCAGGAGCATTCTGATGATGGTGAGAGACTGGAACATCGACACACTCCGGGAGGAGTGGAACAAGGTTGACGACCAACGCCTTGAAGCGATACGCGACGAGAACCTTGAAATGGAAATCATCGCGATGGCACAGCTAGACGTTTTGGAAGACCAGATCGAAAGAAGGATGGCGAAGATGGAACAACAGGATCGCTCACGAGGTTTCATCACGTTCGACGGTCGCTACCAGTGGAACTATCGGAACGCTGACGGACCGATTACTAAGGGTGCTTCTGAGGGTTACGCGTCGCACGCCGAAGCAGCTATCGGTCTTGTCGCTTTCATCGAAAGCCTTGACGACTGATGGGTGTTGAACGGTTGGCTCGTGAGATCGTTGCGAACTCGGATGGCAAGGTGTCGTGGGAGGAAGCTTTGCGTGAAGCGTGGTGGACCACAATGGCAGGCTGGGGCGAGATCGAAAACCCTGAACCTGTAGTTGAGGTTGAGGGTTAGGGTGAACCACACGACTCATAACATCGACTGCATCAACCTGCCATCACTGGGACTTGAACCAGTCCAACTTGTTTACGCTGACCCACCGTTCAACACAGGCAGAGACTTCGGAGAATGGGCCGACAACCACTGGGCCACAACGAGCGATTACATCCGGTGGCTTACCCCACGCCTTGAAGCGTGTTGGGAGCAGCTTTCGCCTAACGGCAATCTGGTCTTGCATTTGGATTGGCGGACAGCGCACAGAGCGAAGATCGCTTTGGACGACATCGCTGGGGAGCAGAACTTCTTGAATGAGATTGTGTGGGCGTACCGTTCTGGCGGTGCGTCGAAGCGGCATCTGTCTAGGAAGCATGACACGTTGTTGTGGTATGCGAAGGGTGATGGTTACACGTTCAATCCGCAGCGTGTGCCGTATGCGCCGGGGACTGATGTGAGCAGGCCGGGGTTTCATCCTGATGGGAAGTTGATGACTGATGTGTGGGACATCTCTTTCATTTCGACTAGCTCGCATGAGCGCACTGGGTGGCCTACGCAGAAGCCGGTGACGTTGTTGTCTCGTGTGGTTGAGTTGTTTAGCAATCGGGGTGATGTTGTGTTGGACCCGTTTTGTGGTTCTGGTACGACTGGGGTTGCGGCGAAGCGGTTGGGGCGTGGTTCGGTGTTGTTGGATGTGAACCCGGATGCGACTGCGTTGGCGGGGGAGCGTGTTTGGGGTGAAAAAGAAATCTGAAGAAATGTTCCATATTGGGCATTATTGGTTTGATAATGTCATACCCATGCTGTAGGGTTATCTACATGACATCGACCTTCTACACCATCTTCCACAAGCCAACCAACTGCAACGTGCGCTTGACCCACGAGGTCACCGAGCGAGAGTGGCAAGCAGCTATGGACTGGATGGTCGGTCAGGCCAACCCGGTTCTGTCAGGCAGCGAGTACAGCCCACTCGTCTTCGAGAAATAAACCAACTCACAACAACAGGAGCAGACATGACAAACGACGAGTTCACCAAAATCGTAGAGAAGGTACAGGCCACACACGCTGCCGACGCAGCAACCTGCACCGAATGCGAGTCCGTAAAAGGACTTGTTGCTACCACCACGTTCTGCACGATCTGCTTCCTCAAAGCAGTAGAGAAAGAAGACGCACTGTGAACATCGAAGCCCTACTCCAAGAAGCAACCAAATCCGGTGAAACCGACATCTGCCCCGACTGCCAATGGGACCGACACCTAGTCCCCGAAACCGGGCGTTGCGTGGACTGCGAAATCGCAGCAGAGCAATTCCGCATCATGCAGGCATCGTGTGACGGCTACCAGCCGATCTACTAACCACCTACTAATCAAAGTCAAATTAGGAGCAACATGACCGCACCAACCTTCACACCGATCAAAGCAACAGGGCAACGCCACGCCACCACCGAACCCCACACATGGTGGAACGCCAACATCGAAAACGGCGCACGCATCATCATCTTCCCAAGGCCAAGCGGATACCAGATCGCTGTTACCCGACCAGCCGGAGCAGGCCAGTCATACGGCATGTACCCAACACTTGAAGCCGCCTACCTAGAAGCCTGCGTGATCCACACCGAAATCCTCGCAGACAACTGAGCGGTGACCGGCCCTTACCGGGCAGGGACAGAACCGGCCACCACAACCAAAACCCGCTTACCCGCCGGTGGACGACCCGCACTTCGCCCAGCAACGGCGCGGGTTTCCAAAACCAGACACCACCAAAACCACCCAAAACAGCCCTAAACCAAATAGGAAACCCTACTCAAGTTCGGTCGAATCAGCCTCAACAGCACGACGACGAGACTCCAACTTCATAGCCAAACTCTCAATCGCAGACGAGTCAACACCTAACGTAACCCGCATATCAACAGGGCCACCGTCAGCGCCAGTAACTTCAATCTTCGATGCGTCCCTACGCCCCCACCGTTCAGGGTTCTTGCGTTCACGAATCCATGCGGCGGCTTGCCATTGTCCGTCTTGGGCGGATCTGCGGATGAGGGCTATGTCTGCGACTTCTGCGTCGGCTTCTGCTTTTTCTATTGCGGCTAAGAATGCTAGGTATTCTGGTGGTGCGTCGGGGTTTTCGGCTTGTTTCAACCAGTTTCGGAGTGTTTGGTTGCTTATGCCTGCGTAGCGGCAGGCTACTTCTCGGTAGTTGCCTGCTTGGAGTGCGGTGATTATTTTGTCGCAGCGTTCTTTGTTGAACTTGGTTGGTCTGCCGGGGTGGTCGTATGAGGTTATAGGGGGCGTTGGCATGTGGGGCAGTTTCCTTGTCCGTGTTCTGTGTTGTCTTTTTCTGGTGGTTGGAAGGCGGCGGGGTTGTCGGTGGTTTGGAGGAGGGCTTGGAGGTCTTCGGGTGTGAAGCTTGTTGCTTCTAGGAGTTGGGTGTTGTTGTTTGAGATGTTGGTGAGCATTGTTGTGAGTTCTTTGTTGTCCCAGCGGGAGAGGTCGGAGGTGTGGTTATCGGCTATTGCGAATGCTTGTGCTTCTTCTAGGGTGAGGTTGACTGTGATGGCGGCGATGTGGTCCCAGCCGAGTTGGACGGCGGCGGCGTGGGTGTGGTTCCCTGCGAGGATTTGTCCGTCTTGGTTTACGACTAACGGTTTGAGTTGCCCGAATTGGGTGAGGCTTGCTTTGATTGCGTTGACGTTGCCGCGGCGGGGGTTGTGGTGTAGGGGTGTGAGGGTTTCGATTGGGACGAGTAGTTCTTGGAGGTCGTCTGCAATCATGGTTGTGATTCTACCATACGTTTAGGCATTATTTGGGGTATGATCGGTTTTCTATTTGGAGGTTGTTGTGTCGAATGTTGTTCCGCAGTTGCAGGGGTTGTGTGTTCCTGTTGAGGGGTTGAGAACGATGACTGGTAATCCGCGTCGGGGTGATGTGGATGCGGTGATGCGTTCGTTGGATGCTTTTGGTCAGCGGAAACCGATTGTTGCTCGTGAGAGTACGGGCGAGGTGATCGCTGGGAACCATACGTTTATGGCGGCGGTGAAGTTGGGTTGGTCTGAGATTGCGGTTGTGTGGGTTGATGATGATGATGCGACGGCTAAGGCGTTTGCGTTGGCTGATAATCGGACTGCCGAGTTGGGTGGTTATGATGATGAGTTGTTGGCGGGGATGATCGCTGAGGTGATGTCTGCTGACTTGGGGTTGTTGGCTGCGGCTTCGTATACGGCTGACGATTTGGATGCGTTGTTGGCGGATACTTTGCCTGTTGAGGAGTTGCCGGTTCCTGAGACTCGTAAGGCCCCGGT